CATGGTTTCCTCGTTCGGTTTATTCGTTGGCAGTATCCGGCTCGGCAGGCGGCTCCCAGGGGTCGCAGTCCATCATATCCGGGCAGTTGTTCCAGCGCTCCGGCTCGGCCTCGTAAGCGTCTTTCAGATACTGCGCGGCGGCGGCACGTCCCTCGTCGGTCAGCGGAAACACCTCCCGGCGGCGCAGGGCGGGGTCGGTCTTGTCAATCGTCCAAGGCGCGGGCCAGTAGTCCACTGTGAGGATCTTTTCCTCTTTGGTGGCATCCGCGCCGCCGTCCGGGTCCGGTACGGTGCGCTTGCCCGGGGTAAGCCGGTAGCGCAGCCCGGCCTCGTTGCCGCTGTAATCATTCTTGCACAAAAAGTAGTGCAGCAGGGGAACAAAGATCATGGTGCAGCTCGTCCTTTCCGGCAAAAGGCGCGGCCTTTTGCGCAATCAATTCTATTATAAAGCCGCCGGGCCAAAATGCAACAACTTTTTGTGAAACGCCCCACAAAAGCTGCCCTGCTTACAGGAAATCCGGCCTTGACAGCACCGTAGAAATATGGTAGAATATTGCCTGTTGCAGCAGATGTGCAATGTGCTACTGTGGCTCAGCTGGTAGAGCAGCTCACTCGTAATGAGCAGGTCGCCTGTTCGAATCAGGTCAGTAGCTCCAAAAAGAAACCCCCGAAAGTTGGCTTGTGAAGCCGGTTTTCGGGGGTTTTTGTTTGTGCGGCAGGGGATGGGAAAGTGGGCGATTGTGCCTTAATTACCCCTGTTTATCTGGAAATTGCTTTAATTAGTAGCGCAAGAAGTGGCGCAAAGTGGCGCAAAAAATAAGACTGATTCAGCCGGTTTCCTGACTGAGATATCCGTCCAGAAGGTTGATCTTCTTTTTCTTGAATTTCTTGTCCAAAGAGGTATAGATGCCCAGCGTGACGTTGATATCCTTGTGGCCCATCTGATTGCGGGCGGTGACTTTTATACTTTGGCTTGCCATGCTCGTCCTTGCCGATACAGATGCGATAGCGATAGCGGCCATCCATGCCCTTTTTATTGGTACGCATGAGATCACACTCCTTTCGGTTGCGCGCGCAACTATAAAGTGTTTACAAGGGGCAGAAGAACCGGAACAAAGCTGCCAGTATGCGCAAGAAGCAGCGGAAGGTGCTGGCGAATTTTGACAAGCGTGGTTTTTTCCTGACCGGTACATACGAGGACTGTTACCTGCCGGATGACGAGGCTGCCTGCTGGAAGGACGTGGAGAACTACGCGCGGCGGGTGAAGTACGCCACCTGCAAGCGGTTTGGGGTGGAGAAGGAGAAGATCCGGCTGATGCTGTGGGCGGTGCTGCTGACGGCAGCGGCAAACGCGGCGGCGCTGGTGCCGGACACAGACCGGGACAGCGGCCAGAGCGTGCCGACCGTGCTGATGGAGCCGCAGAGCGAGGACGAAAGGCCGGAGGTGGTACTGGATGGCAGCGGGACGGTATAAGAGAAGCATCGTGTGGAAGCCGCAGCCGAAACAGGCTGCCTTTATGCGGCGGTGCGAGGACGAGGCGCTATACGGCGGGGCCGCTGGCGGCGGCAAGAGCGACGCACTGGTGATAGAGGCGCTGCGGCAGGTGGACGTGCCGCACTACCGCGGGCTGATCGTGCGAAAGACCTACCCGCAGCTTTCTGAGCTGATCGACAAGACGATGCAGTATTACAGGCCGGTCTTTCCGAAGGCGCGGTACAACGCTTCCAGCCATGTGTGGACCTTTCCCAGCGGGGCGAAGATCTATTTCGGGTCCATGTTCCGCACGCAGGACAAGTACAACTACCAAGGCAAAGCCTTTGATTTTATCGGGGTGGACGAGCTGACACACTTCACATGGGAGGAGTACAGCTACCTGATGAGCCGCAACCGACCCACAGGGCCGGGCACGGTGGTGTACATGCAGGCAAGGCGCATCCGGGAGGCAGAGCAGAACGACCCGATGCTGAAGGGCAGGGTGATCCAGGGAGTGGCAGACCCGGCCATCTTCAACGAGAGCCAGGGCGAGAGCATTGCCCAGATGCAGGAGAAGTATCCGTACTTTGTGACGTGGCGGCCGGGCGACCACACCCGCATTGCGGGCAAGATGCAGCTGCACTACCGGCTTGCATTTGACGCGGAGGGGCGGCCGATGTTTCAGGTGTTTAACACCTGCCGGCATTTTATCCGCACCATCCCGAACCTTGTGTACGACGAGAGCAACGTGGAGGACATTGACACCACACAGGAAGACCACATCTACGACGAGTGCCGGTATGTGCTGGTGGAAAACCCCATCAGTCCCCGGCAGGTACGCAAAGAGGTGGTGCTGCGGGACGACCCGCTGGACATGGACGCACGCCGCAACCCCATCCGGGTGATGCGGGTATAAGCAGAAGGAGAAGCGATGACAGGAAGATACGAGGGACAGCAGCCGAACCCCGGCGGCATGAGCGAGGGAGACCGGATGGTGAGCACCGCGAGACCCGGCACCGGGCGGGATGATGCCATGCAGAGCCTTTTGCAGGGCGATGCGGGCGGGAGCACACCGGTGAGCGCTGCAGCGGAAACGGTGATCGGGCCGGAGAAGGTAGCCAAGGCGGGAGAAATTTTGCAGCGGTACAAGGCCGGCAAGGCGGCGCTGGACAAGCGGATCATTGAAAACGAGCTGTGGTTCCGGATGGGGCACTGGAAGAACTACCAGAACAAGATGATGGAGGGAAAGCCACAGCCTTCCAGCGGGTGGCTGTTCAATAGCATTGCCAACAAGCACGCGGATACCATGGACAACTACCCGGAGCCGAACGTGCTGCCGAGAGCGGCGGACGATGAGGAAACGGCAAAGACCCTTTCCAAGGTGATCCCGGCGGTGCTGGAGCAGTGCAACTACGAGCAGGTGTACTGCGATACATGGTGGCGCAAGCTCAAGACCGGTACCGGCGTGAAGGGCATCTTCTGGGACCCGGTGCTGCGGGGCGGGCTGGGAGACATCAGCATCCAGAGCGTGAATTTGCTGATGCTGTACTGGGCACCGGGCGTGGAGGACATTCAGCAGTCGCCGCACCTGTTCAGCCTGAGCCTTGAGGACAACGAGCAGCTGGTGGGGCGCTTCCCGCAGATGGAGGGGCACACCGGCAAGGGGCTGGACGTGGGGCAGTACATCCACGACGACAGCATTGACACCACCGACAAGAGCGTGGTGGTGGACTGGTACTACAAGAAGGCACAGCCCAGCGGACAGACGGTGCTGCACTACTGCAAGTACTGCAACGGCGTGGTGCTGTATGCCAGCGAGAACGACCCGCAGCTGGCGCAGCGGGGCTTTTACGACCACGGGAAGTACCCCTTTGTGTTTGACCCGCTGTTCATGGAGGAGGATTCCCCGGCGGGGTTTGGGTACATCGACGTGATGAAGGACACCCAGACCGCCATTGACGAGATGAACCACGCCATGGACGAGAACGTGAAGCTGGCGGCAAAGCAGCGCTTTGTGCTGAGCGACACGGCGGGGGTGAACGAGAAAGAGCTGGCGGACTTTAGCAAGGACATCGTGCACATGGTGGGGCGGCTGAACAGCGACAGCTTTATGCCGCTGCAGACGAACGTGTTGAGCGGCAACTGCATGAACTACCGGGATGCCCGGGTGAGCGAGCTGAAGGAAGTGAGCGGCAACCGGGACGTGAGCCAGGGCGGCACCACCAGCGGCCTGACCGCTGCCAGTGCCATTGCGGCGCTGCAGGAGGCGGGCAGCAAGCTGAGCCGGGACATGCTGAAAAGTGCGTACCGGGCGTTTGCGAAGGAGTGCTACCTGATCATTGAGCTGATGCGGCAGTTCTACGACGAGCAGCGGGTATACCGCATTACCGGCGAGAGCGGCGGGGTGGAGTATGCCACCTTCAGCGCACAGATGCTGCGCGGGGTGCCCGGCGGCGTTGTGGGCGGGGTGCAGCTGGGCGACCACGAGCCGGTGTTCGACATTGTGGACGGGAAGATGAACCTGCAGCTGTTTGCAGATGGTAATGCTGGTGGTAGTGCTGCTGCCGGAGAGGGCGGCGCAGAGGCAGCCCCGGTGGTGCAGGAGCCTGCGCTGCGTCCGGCACAGGAGCGGCTGGCACGGCGCAGCGGTGCACTGCGGGGAAAGGCAAGCCCGGCGGAACAGCCCCCTCAGCTGAGCGGTCAGCCGGAGATGCAGCCGCAGGAAGGTGAGAAGCCGACCGAGGAGAAGCCGCAGGAGCAGAAGGCGGAAAAGACCCCGGAGGAAAAGCGCAAGGCCTTTGGGGCGCTGGTGCGGGACGGCGGCGAGTACAGCGACATTTTCAACGAGGTGATGCAGCAGGCCATCATCAAGGCGGGCGAGGCGGTGCACGCGGACCCCAAGGCGGCTGCCCTGCGGCAGGCGCTGAGCGAGGCATACGGCGTGGACGGCGAGAACGTGGACGGACTGATCGAGGCCGTGAAGAACGGCAAGGTGAAGGACGAGGCCTACTACGAGGAGCTGGCGCAGCAGCGGGGCGTGAGTGTGAAGACGGCGCAGCAGGCAGACAAAGCGGCGGCGCGGGCAGAAGGATACGCGCCCAAGGACGGCACCGTGCTGAGCGTGAACGGCAAGGGCGGCGCGGTGCGCCTGAACGCTGCGGACGTAGGGGCTTGACCGGGCGATAACAGCGGCAGACGTAGGTGCCGTGGAAAAGGGCAGCGGGGACTACCTGAAGGGCAACCGGGGCAACTACCGGCTGCGCATTGAGCAGCGGGGCGAGTGGAAGGGGCTGACCGTATGCGCCCACTGGCACACCCCCGGCGCAAGCGCGGCCACGCTGGTGGAAAACGGTGTGCTGACCGTTCCGGCGGCGGTAACGGCAGTGCCCGGTGTGGGCTGCATCACATTTGAGGGTACGGACGGCAGCTGCACTGTGACCAGCGCCGATGTGCGGTGCAAAGTATGCGCCAACAGCGGCACGGCAGAGGGCGCAATGCCCGCACCGGCTACCCCGGCGTGGGAAGCGCTGGTAGGGATGCTGGGAACCGGCGGCATTACCACTGCGGAAAAGCGGGCGGTGCTGACCGTGCTGCGCACGCTGGCGGCGGGCAATGATGCAGCGGCAGCGGCCTGTGACCGCTTAGAGGCGCTGTGGGGCGCAGACGACCCGGACAACAGGAACACTGACCGGCTGAGCCTTGCAGTGCTGGGCAGAATGATCCTTGGGAGGAGCTAAGATGGGGTACACAAAACAGAATTTTATGGACGGCCATACCCTGACCGCTGCCAAGCTGAACCACATGGAAGCAGGCATTGCAGCAGCGTGAGACATGGCCGGAAGCGGCACGGGCGGCGGCGCAGTGACGGGTATTCCCGGTGCGGCGGGGGACGGAGAGACGGACGACACGGAAGCACTGACGGCGGCGCTGAGCTAGAGCAACTGCGTGGTGGACGGAGGAAACAAAAAGTATAAGTACTTTGAGATCATCGTCAACAACGTTGAAGATCTGGAAGTTCGGAACGTGATCTTTTGGAAGGGCGCGAACATGGTGCTGAAGGGGTGCAAAAACATCCGGTTCGTCAACTGCACATGGGAAGGCATCAACCCGAACGGTGTAAACAAAATATGGACCTGCGGCATCCGGCTACGGGGACGCATGGAGAACGGCGAGAGCATTTGGTGCGAAAACATTTGGATCGAAGGATGCATATTCCAGAATGTCTGGTATAACCCGTATGTGAATAACGGCAGACCGCAGGATGTTTCGGACGCTGCGATTTTACCATAGCTTTTTTAAATTTCTATCCACGCCCTCCGCGAGGAGGGCGACGGTGTATATCATCTACACCGTCCGGGAAGTGCAGATTTCTATCCACGCCCTCCGCGAGGAGGGCGACCGCAGGCCGAGGGGGCGGGTGGGACGCGCCCTACCATTTCTATCCACGCCCTCCGCGAGGAGGGCGACAGGGATTTTTTCTTTTTTGGGGGCTTTTTGGGGTATTTCTATCCACGCCCTCCGCGAGGAGGGCGACCGCGCCGGAGCACCTACGCCGCAACCGGCGAGGGATTTCTATCCACGCCCTCCGCGAGGAGGGCGACTGAATCGCGTGAAGGATGATGTGATTGAAGAGCTATTTCTATCCACGCCCTCCGCGAGGAGGGCGACTCCATGGGCTCCTTGCAATATGCGGGCCAGTATATTTCTATCCACGCCCTCCGCGAGGAGGGCGACGATGGCTTCCAGCTTGGCGGACCGGCGCTGGAGATTTCTATCCACGCCCTCCGCGAGGAGGGCGACGCAGGGCTTCCACGGGGTCAAGATTGATGGTAAATTTCTATCCACGCCCTCCGCGAGGAGGGCGACCCGCCGTATAGCGGATTGTGCGCCGTTCGCGGAATTTATTTCTATCCACGCCCTCCGCGAGGAGGGCGACCAGCGGATATCCGAGTAAACGGCATAAGTCCGAAGATTTCTATCCACGCCCTCCGCGAGGAGGGCGACGACGAGGTAGCAAAATGCTATGCATGGGTAGGCATTTCTATCCACGCCCTCCGCGAGGAGGGCGACGACAGAATGGCCGCAGAACGTCCATGAATATCATCATTTCTATCCACGCCCTCCGCGAGGAGGGCGACCAGGGCAACGTTGCAGCAATGTCAGTAACGACAATATTTCTATCCACGCCCTCCGCGAGGAGGGCGACAAATCTTGGCAGATTACACCGGTAAATCGGTGCAAATTTCTATCCACGCCCTCCGCGAGGAGGGCGACCGCCGCCGATCAGATTGCCGTGCCACCAGATATCCTATTTCTATCCACGCCCTCCGCGAGGAGGGCGACGGACGTGCTGCCGGTGTGGTGCCGCCAGTAGGATTTATTTCTATCCACGCCCTCCGCGAGGAGGGCGACCTTCAATGGTCTGGTCGTGGCGCTCTACGGCAAGATTTCTATCCACGCCCTCCGCGAGGAGGGCGACGTGGCCATGGTGCCGCTCCAGCCGTTGAAGGACTGGATTTCTATCCACGCCCTCCGCGAGGAGGGCGACGTGGACATACAATGAAACTGGCATTCCGGGAACAATTTCTATCCACGCCCTCCGCGAGGAGGGCGACCAAGCCTTCTTTGATAACAGTTACCTCTTCTTTGCTATTTCTATCCACGCCCTCCGCGAGGAGGGCGACACAAGGCTTACATCCGTAA